AGAAACCTTGATTTGGTTCTAAACGAGAAATTGGTACACACAAAGCGCCATATAATTTCTTTTGGAAGTATTTTACATCTTCCAACTCACCTAGGTTTTGGCCACCAGGTAATGTGGTAATCTCTGTGCCTTTACCGCCTTCTCTACGAGGCAACCAAAAGTCTTCCATCATCGATAGGAACTTACGGTCGTCACGAACTTCACCTGTGTTAGCATCGTATACAAGCTTGTTCTTGTATTTCACCATGATGTCACGGAGGTATTGTTCTGCCTTTAGTTTCGGAAGGTTACCCACATCAATATAAAAAATACGGCGCTCGGGAGCACGACTGATGCGATAAATGACGGTAGCATCTTCAATCATCCTTAACTGGTTGAGTGGTTTAATTGCCTTATGCAAATAAGACAAAACTACTGCACGGCGAGAATCCATCAAACCAGAAACAACGGAAATAATAGAATCTGTTGTAATGCGAACACCAACTGGACCATAACTGGTAGATGAACCAGAAGTAACTTTATCATTGTAGATATAGTATTCATTAAACACATCTACAATCTCTGCACCTGTGCGTTCATCTTTTTTCTTTTTAATCTCACGAACTTTACGAAGTTTGCGTGGATCAATATAACGAAGTTCTTTAATACCAGCGATTGGATTTTGTTTATCTATAATCACATTATAATATAATCTACCGTCAATATAGTAACGGCGGAAAATATCTTGTGCCATATGTTTATAGTTAAACAAACGAAGGATAGTTTGAAACTCATCCTTAATTGCTTTTTTAATTTTGTCTGGTTGTTCTAGGTCATCTAAAACAATTTGAATAATTTTACCATCATCATCTTGAACAATTGCTTCGTTCATGATGTCATCAATTGCCGATTCAATCTCAGGTTGCATGGCCATTTCACGGTAACGAGAAATAAGTTCCACTTCATTCTTTGCAGTACCATCTAGGTCAACATATGTACCATAATATGCCGCAGAGGAAATAGTTAATGCGCCATCATCATTTGCTGGTGGCGTAAAAGATGGTTGTAGAGATTGTTCTTCCTCGTCTTTTCTACGAGAAATCTCAAAACCAAAGAGAGAGAATTTATTAGTAGCTGCCATATATTATATAACCCAAGTCAATTAAACATAATTGGGGAACCGAAGTTCCCCAAACAAAAACACATTAAGTAGTAGTATTTGATTCCCAATACTGGAATGCAAATGTGGCTGAGAACTCTTCAATCACATCGTTAGAACCCCAATCTAAATCAATTGGTGCAATATCTAACGGGAATAAACCTACAAACTTATAAGATTTCAATTCGTTACCAGTCTTACCGTATTGTGTAACAATTGCATCTACTGTGTAACTAGATGGCGCAACTGCCGATCCGTTACGAACATTGCCTGCATGACTATTTATTGCGTTCATCCAAGACTCTAAAGAATTGCGAATTGCAAAATCTTCATCGTTGATGATTTGTAATGTCCAGTCAGTAAAGGTTCTGTTACCAGCAAATTTTAATTCACGACCAAAGTAAAACACAGGCACAGTACCTACGGTAGAACCTGGTAACTGTGCTGATTTTGCCATAAAGGTTACTTTTTGACCAGCGGCCGTGCTATTTTCTGCAATTGTTGGAAACACTAGAGAGACCGAGAATAGATTAGGACGGGCACCGTCACCAATCATATTTGCTCTAAATTCTGCTACGTTGAATGCCATTTTTTATCTCCTGTTATCGTTAGTATTTATTAAGCTGCACCAACGATTGTTGTGAAGTCAACACCAGTTCCAACTGCAACAAAGTTCAACTGAATAAAGTTGATAGAACGAGCAGGTTTGATGTAGATATCACCAACAAATTGATTAGAATCAATAACTTGTGATGTATTATTTGTAGTATCACAAACAACACGGAAGTCATAGATACCACGGCGACCTTGAACATCACGCAAGAATGGAGTTACCAATGCCACAAACTGAGCACGGGTAAATTCATCATTGAATTCAAACAAGGAGAACTCTGCGGCCTTAGCAATAGATTTTTCAAGAACGATAAACAATCTACGGACATTGATACGATCAAATGCAGATGGTTTGTTTTGTAAAGTCTTATCACCAAACAACACAATACCTTGACCAGGGAATGCCACAACAGGATTTACACCAGCTGCATACAATACATCACGTTGAGTTTTGTTTGGATTCCATGCAAGTTTGATTGCATTTTTAATTTGGCCACGGTTGAAACCAGCTGGTGAATACCATGGATCACGAACTGTGTCGGTATTTACGCAGAGGCCAGCAATGTCACCGTTCAAAGGAATGTAACGATATACATTGTTGTATTTGTCATACATGTATTTGTGACCAGAATCCGCAACAACATAAGAACTTGAACGAGCAAGTGAACTTAACCATGTGGTAATACCAGCGGTTGGAGTTGTATTGATGTTGTCTACAGATGTTAGTGGTGGAGAAATAAATGCAACACAATCTTTACGAACAGTAACGATATTATCAATTACATATTGTTGAATTGTTGTATTTGCGCCACCAGTTAATACCAATGAGATATCAGTAGTTTCTTTGTTTGCAAATAAGTCGTATGCAGTTTCAATATTACCATCGGTAGGAGTAAATTCAGAACCACCAGCCATCGAAAGAGTTACGTTGGTTAATGGATTTGCATATGTTGTATTGGCTGCAGGTTGACCCCAAGTAGTATTAGTTACAGAATAACTTACTGGACCAGTTGCATAAACATAGTTAGACTGATTGAAAATTACTTGTCTGTAATAGTTGCTAGAACCGTTTACACTTGCGTCAGATGCCTTAGACAAGAATGGGAATACTTCTAATACTGTACCTTGTGATCCAGTAAATTTACCATCTTCGTCAATAACGATAACGTGCATTTCGTCATTAGAACCACCAACAGCTTCTGCATAATCAGAAGTGCCTGGAGCACTAGTGAAGTATGATTTGTAGTCCCAAGTTGAAAACAATGAAGTGTTTGCACAAACGCTAACCTTCAAAGAGTTACCAATAGAACCAGGATACTTGGCCATAAAAGCACCAAATCTATCGAGGTTATCTGTGTTTAGGTACAAGTATTCAAATTCGTCTGGAT